GGATTCAAAATGCCAAAGAATAGGCCGCAGAACGAAGAGAACGTCGACACCATGACAGCTGTTGAAGCTGAGCAGCCCAAACAGAAGGTTGGCGACGCTCCTACCACAGTTGACAGCAAGGAAAAGAAGTCCCGTGGGCCAGCGATCCGGTCGACTGGAATCTTCCGGTTACGTGATGGAGTCACGGCCGATAAGTTCAATGGTCAGCGCAAGGCTGTTGTGGCCGCGTTGATCAAGCTCCGTGACGCGCAGGGAGATCGTGGCTACTCGCTCGAAGAGATCGTTGGCCAGACCGAAGGGTTGGTTTCGAAGCATCCTGTGGCGGCATCGGCACTGTGGCACCTCAAGGGACTCATCGCGAACAAGGAAGTCGAGTTCTCTCAGCAAGAGAAATCCTCAGCTGAGCAGCCCGCCAGCGAATCAGCAGCAGCTTAAACTAGCACACCCGCTCCCTTGGTGCTAGTAGTAGAGGGGCCGAGTTCAGCGGCTCGACCCCTCTCTTTACCTCAGGTGTGACGTCTACACGAGGAGACTGTGATGGGAAAAGTTGTGATACTTGAAGGCCCCGATGGTGGGGGCAAAACCACTCTCGCTAAACATTTTGAAAGCATAGGTTTTACCTACCTTCACGAAGGACCCCCTCCACTAAGTTGTGATCTCATTGACTACTATAAGATGAGACTCTATCAGGCCTTGATACATGACGTGGATTGTGTCTTCGATCGTCTACATTTAGGAGAAACAATCTATGGCTCAATCATGCGTAACAATGATAGGCTAGGTTTAAATGGAGTTAACCTCTTTGAACGTGTAGCTCGATCTAAAGCTGTCTTTCAGTATCTTTGTCTACCCTCTCAACCTACTCTTGAAGCTAATTTCAAAGAAAAGATTAAAGAGAAGGATGACTATGTAAAGAGTTGGTCTAATTTCTTTGCTATTCGTGATAGGTATGATGAAGTCAATGCTATCTTCAAGTGGCCAATCTATAACTATGAGATTGATTCTCCTGATAAAATTGCTGAGTATATAGTCAATCCAGTTAGGCAAGTTTTCCTACCTAGTGGCGCAATAGGTAGCATAGATGCTGAGATCCTATTCATTGGAGACGTTCCAAACCATCCATGGGTAGATCTTCCTTTCTTTGCCTTAACAGGTTCTAGTGGTTACTTCAATGAGGCTTTAGCTTTAACTGGCTTAGCTGAGAATCAGGTCGCTATCTCAAATGCTTACTCTCCTGATGGTAGGGGACATGATCTACATCAGTTAATAGCTTGTTTACCTCGATTAAGGTATGTTCTTGTTATGGGTAATGTAGCTGAGCATTGGGTTAAGTTTAAGAAACATGAATTCAATAAGCTTGGTCTCCATCTTGTTAAAATTAGCCACCCTTCCTACCTCAAGCGTTTTAGAGGTAATGATCCGAACGTAATGAAAAACATGATACTGGAGGCTCTAAATGGCTACCTTGATTCAAGGATCTAATATCGGCGACGTATGGAAAAGTCTACTAGACAAGATCATGACGTATGGTAAGAACGCGTCTCCTAGAGACTTACCCACACTTGAGTTAACTAACGTCACTCTTGAAGTTGAGTTTGGACTAAACAATATTATCACTTCAATTGCTAGAGACCTTAACTATCGGTTTATGGTGACCGAGTGGCTATGGATACAATCTGCTTCAGCTGATGTAGACAGTATAGCTAAATACAACTCTATTATGAAGAACTATAGTGACGATGGTTTTTCTTTTGCTGGAGCTTATGGACCACGACTACGACCTCAGTGGGAATATATCTTTGAGAATCTTAAGCAGCCTTTCTCTAGGCAAGCCGTAGCCTCTATATGGGGTCCAAGTCCAACAGAAAGTCGTGACATTCCTTGTACCTTAAATCTTCAATGGTTAATTCGAAATGATGCAGTTAACTGTACCATAAATATGAGAAGTTCAGATGCTTGGTTAGGACTACCGTACGATTTCTTTAACTTTTCACAGCTTACAAATATAGTATCAAATAGCTTTAATCTTCCAGTAGGTTCAATTACAATAAATCTCGCCTCAAGTCATCTTTACGAAAAGCATTGGGAACTAGCTGATAGTCTACTAAGAAATGATACTGTGTATTCTATAAAGTCTCCACAATTCAAGAGTCTCAAGATACCTGTTGAAGAAGATTTACGTTCTATTATACTTAAACCTCAAGAGGATTATAATTCTTTAGGTTTTCCTTGGACAGAATACGCAAAATCACTGCGTGAAAATAAACTCAATTGTTTGGAGGTGTTACGTGAACTCTCGAGTAAGTAAGCGAGAAAGACCTTCTATAAGAGAGTATTTTCTTTTGATGCTAACGCTAGTAGCCTCACGCTCTACTTGTACTAGGCGTAAAGTAGGAGCAATTATAGTTGATGAAAATAATAAAGTATTAGCTACAGGATATAATGGGGTCCCTAAGAATTTTCCTCATTGTATAGATAGTCCTTGTGCTGGCGCGACTGATACTCCAGGCAACAACGATAATTGCATGGCAGTACATGCTGAGCAAAACGCTCTACTACAATGTGTAGATATTGACCGTGCTCGTATCATGTATTGTTCCTGTATTCCCTGCTTTGCTTGCGCTAAAATCATAGCAAATACAAAAATTAGTTATGTAGTATGTATAGAAAAGTATGCTGATACTCGTGGGCTAGCCGTCTTACTACAGGCTAATATTGTAGTTGAAGCAGCTGGAGAACTTTTTGGTTCAGAATTGGAGGATGATGCGCAGAATGCTTCCACATCCTGAAATGGTTGGCAGTCTCTTTTCTGGCCACTATGAGTCCACAGGCTGGGTAGCTCCAACTGAGCTACCAGACTTAGGCAGGTACCCATTCAATGAACACTTCGGATACGACACTGAGGCGACTTCAAAGGATGCGTTTATCGCTCAACCTGTCGGATTGGCTCTCTGCACACCCGATAGAAAGAGATACTATCTCCCGTTTGGGCACCGAGCTGGAGGCAACCTTGACCCAAACCTTGTCAAGAGATGGGCAAATCGCGAGTTGCGAGGACGTCACTTATGCGCACTCAACGCGAAATATGATCTTCACGTATCACTTAACTGGGGTCTTGATCTCGAGGAGCTCGGGTGTACGCTACATGATCCGGCTTTTCAGGCGGCTCTACTCGATGAGAATCGCCGACGTTTCAATCTGGATCTTTTATCAAGTGAGATTCTCGGCTTACATAAACTTGACACCTTTGGAGAGAAGCACGATATCGCGGATTGCGCAGCTTCAGAAGTTGCAGCGTACGCGCAGCTTGATGCTTTCCTACACCTTGAGTTGGATGCTAAACAGCAGCCGGACATTGACGCCCAAGGCCTTAATAAAGTATGCGACCTTGAGGACCAGCTTATATTCGCCACCAGTGCCATGGAGCGAGCTGGGGCTCGGATTGACCGACCCAAACTTGAACGCTGGATAAAAGAAGTTGAACTTGCCCACCAAGAAGCTATTCTTAAAATATATAGTATAGCTGGCATCCGCGTCAATCCTAACTCTGTCAAAGACATGCGGCTACTCTTTGATGCTTTACACTTAGAGTATCCTCGTCGAGAAGAGGAACTAGGAGGTGAAGTTACTTTTGAAGATGAGTACCTATCAAAGGTAACTCATCCTTGTGTAAGAGCAGCTATAGCAGCACGTAAACTAGACTCACTTAATTCAAAGTATCTTCGTAAGTATCTGAAGCTTCTTGACTTTAATAATATCTTGCGGTACAGCCTACATCAGTTACGTGGTGACGAGTATGGCACAGTTACTGGTAGATTCGCATCTGCTAATGTTAATATCCAGCAAGTAATGAAAGTTGAGAGCCAACAGGAAGAAGAAGAGATCTGTGCATGGATAGTTCGTGAGCTGTTCATATCGGAAGATGGCCGACTCTATGTTTCAGCAGATGCTAGTCAGATTGAGTTTCGCTGGTTCGCCTCTTACTCTAAGAGTGAGAGACTGATTAAAGCTTATGTTGAAGATCCAACCATTGATTTTCACCAACTAGTAGCTAACTTACTTGGACAGAAGAGAAAAGATGCTAAGCATAATAACTTTGGCCGTTTATATGCTATGGGGATCGTTAAACTTGCTCGGCGCCTAGGTTACAAGTGCAACTGTGGTTGTGACACTCACGTAGCTTGGGATAGAAAACAACATAGTCTTGATTGCAAGATAATGAAAGCGTTCGACATCGGTGACCAGTATGATGAGCGGTTTCCAGAAGCTAAAAAGCTCACTCAGCAAGCTATGACAGTAGCTAAGCAACGTGGCTTCGTGCACACTATCATGGGTAGAAGGAGACGTTTTCCTACTGGAGAGAGGCTACACTCTGCTCTTAATGCTGTTATTCAAGGTAGTGCCGCAGATACTCTTAAAGTTAAGATGCTTGAGTCCTATAGATTTAGGAAACAGTTAGGTTTGTTTCTTAGAATGTGCGTACATGATGAACTTGATGGAGACATTGAAGAAGAACGTAAGGCTAAAGAATGGAAAGAACTGCTCGAGGCACCTGATTCAAGGATCCCTTGTAGGGTGCCTTTGCTGTGGGAAGTTAAAACCGGATCGAATTGGAAGGAGTGTACGGCATGAGAATCTTAATAACCGGCTACACTAGTAGGATGGTAGGATCTCCTAGAATCCAAAGAGACTACTTGACTTTCGTAGTTCTTCTTGAGGAGATTCTAAAAGAAATGGGCCACACTGTAGAGAGAAGGGAGGTAGCTATGGGCGAGAAGCTTCAATATGTTTATGACTATGCTTTCTGTGGAGTGGCTCCTTTAAGTTCAATATCAGCTAGTAGGATACCTGAGACTCATTATGTTATGGCTCAGTTACCTACTAATCATGCTATCTATGCTGATGATTGGAGCTTCTGTGGGTTCGGTAAATCTGTAAGGTATACATTAGATAAGTGGGAAAAGTTCTGTGAATATAAAAACTTTGTCTATGAGAAGAAAATCTTAGACGCTACACTTGAGCATCTAACAACGATGTGTACAGTTAAGAATGCTGGTCTCAATGCCCCGGTACTCGCTCCAATGTTTCTATGGGGGAACCATGATCTGTTACTACAAGACAACTTCGTCGCCAATTTACACACCGTGGACCCAAGTCCCTGGGTTCTCTATCCAACTATTAATACATGGTCTAAGTTCAGTAGAAAGAAAAGATGGTGTATGGCTGCTCTTTCAGATCATACCCATTGGATCAAGAAGCAAGGATTCAGCTTTCCTGTTTGGTACATTGGAAATAGAAGAATGGAGCCTGGTCTGATACTCAATGAGAGAGAAACTATACAGGAATTTGCTAATAGTTTCGGTATCATTTCAGCCGGGTACCCTAGCTCAGGTTCAGGTTGGTGGAGAACCCGGTACCTTAATGCTGTGTGGGCTGAGGTACCGGTATACTCAGACCGTTTAGATGCCGAGCTTATGGGAGAGGCCTATCAGGGTAAGGCTTGGACCTTTGAGCAAGAAGAAGGTTTACCCTCTTGGGATGATCGAGTAGCTTGTCAAAGAGACTGGCTTAATAGCCACACTGGTAGCAAGGAACAGACTATGCAGACACTTTCGGAGTTGATGAAAAAATGAAAGAAGCTTACTACAACGCGTCATTCTCTGCTAGAATCATGAATCTAGTAGGTGGCCGAGTTATTAAACTCAGCGACCGTGTTACACTCGGTCTACCTGATTCTATTCACATCTTCGGTGGTCTCTCAACATTCTTTGAAGTTAAAATTGATGAGAGTGTTCATGCTGTTTCAATGTTTCAAGACAAACTCTCATGCCAACCATGGGAAGCAGTCAATGACCTTAGGCAATATGAGGTCTGTAGAAAGATAAGTCAATGTGCACTCGTTTTATATGTAATCTATTATCCACGTGCGCACATGACCGCCGTGATCCCCCTACATATCCTCGAGCATTACAATAGGAAACACGATGAAACCTGCTTATTCTGGTTACAACGTGGACCTTACTTCAACAATGGACATGGAGAGGATCTTTATCAGAGGATCCTTAACGAGAGGAGAGAGTACCTGTATGAAGTCTTACGAAGCGAGCGTGAAAGAATTCCATCACAAATACAAGCACCTAGTGAGTGATGCACCAACCATTGACATTCCACACTCAGTTACTGAATTAAGAAAGAAACTGATTATGGAGGAGCTTCAAGAATTTGTCTTAGCTATGGCGGCTAAAGACATAGTTGAAGTAGCTGACTCTTTAGCTGATTTGATCTATGTAGTAGTTGGTACCGCTATTTCTTACGGTATCCCAATAGATCGAGTCTTTACTGAAGTTCACCGAAGTAACATGACCAAACTTGTAAGTGAGAAGGAGATTGGAGATAAGTATGGTTCAATAAATCCTAAAGGTTTAGGTTACTTACCTCCAGATATCAGTGGGATCTTGTTTCATCCTAAGAAACTAACTCATTTTGAGGTTCTGTACACTGATATAAACGCAAAAATGCCCGCCACTCCTGAGTTAAAGGAGTAGCGGGCACTCTGTACTGGGGAGAGGAATAGTATAGGTTAGGCCCAGTACACTTATCTAAAAAAAAGGGAGAAGTTCAATGCTCCGAGCTTCTCCCCGGCCAAAGATCTCCAGCAAATCCAACCCCCCAGAGTCTATAGACATAGGGCTAAATTCTATAGGAAACTCTGGGGGTGCTGGAGTTATCTCCGCTTCGCTGGTGCTGCAGGTGCGGCACGTTTCGTTGACTCAGCCGGTTGCGTGAAAAAGACCCGCACTGAAGTCAGTACCGGTGTTTCTGCCGCAATGGTAACAGTAACCGGTTCTGTATCACTGAACACGGTTCCGTCATCGGCTGTACAGCTACCAGTGACGTTGCACACACCGTTGGCGACTGCAGTTACACCGCCTGAACCTGACTCGACGGTGCAAACTGCGTCGTTGTCGCCAGTAAATTCCCAATTCTGTGGTGTATCAATAGGGTTGCCGAACTGGTCGTAACCCTGAATGTTGGCAATGATTACCTGGTTGGCGAACGTCAAGACGACTGGGGCAGGAATGATTGGTCCTGGCATAGGCGTATCTCCTTGTTCTGTAAAGTAAACTTTGATACTGGTGAGTACCTTTTCAGGTGGTTTTGGTGGTCCACTTACAGCGATGAGAATCTTTTGCAGTAAAGTGTTGGTTTGTTGTTGTTGTTGAGCTATTTTCTTGAGCAATGGTTCAATCTCATCTGTCTGTTCGACTAATCTTTGCAGCAAGATAACAGCTGCACCAAGTATAGTTTCAATACTTGGTGGCTCAGGTGGCCGGTTAGATTTGGTATCTGTCATTTACTGCTCCTTATGGATATGCTACTGGCTTAAAATATTGATGTGGATCAAAGCCTCCGCATTTTTGAGCTGAATCAATCTGTTTAGTCCAATCCACAATTGTACCATTAGGGTACATGAAGCGTGGGTTACGTTCTCCTGCACGTGGCCACTCATTTGTAATAAACAGATAAGGTAGAGGTTGGCCGCAGGGAACCAGCACCGTATCTGTTTGCATGTAAACGTCATAAACACCATGAGGTAAATTCGTAGGTTTAGTAATAAAGTACCGACCAGATGGGTACCAGATTACACATTTCCCAGTAAAATTGAGACACTGCTGTATCAGTGCCTGCGCATTCACATCTGAAGGTGCAAATTCAACACTGGGAATCCCTGGTGTTGGCATGATCATAGCAAGCAAAGAAATTGTATTAGTACCTGGACCAGGCTGCGGTGGATTGGGCTTAGGCTTATTTGACTGGCTTGTTTGAGCAGCCAATAGTATCAGTAGCAAAAACTTCCTCATGTCAATTCACCGAGTTACCACTGCTGGCAGTAGTAGGTGCGGGAGGCGTCCCATTATTAGTAGTACCAACATAATTAGCAGAAGCACCACTAGCAGTGGTACCACCCACATAAGTACAAGTTGCAACCCAGGCGTACGTCGTGCTATCTTGTAATGCGGTGTCCTTGTCATTGTACACCCACGTCGATCCGTTCGCGCCGATCTGTGGTGTAAGGCCAACTGTCATATCTAATGTCTTCCATGTACCCGAGGGTGCCGCCGTGCTGAAGGTGGGACAGGTCGTCGCGGAAGTGCAGGTGGCTCGGTACACCTGAAGGCTGCACTGCGCATTGCTAGTACAACTGGCGTTACTGTAGTTGAGAATAGCCTGGTGAGGACCAGTGGTAGTTTTTACTTGAGCCAGGCAGTTAACGCTTAGGATGCTTAGAAGTAGAAGTAGAGGTAGCAGCTTTTTCATTTGATCTCCCTACAGTTGTAGTTCCACTCCAAGGAGTAGAAGCCGGTGAAGAAGTAACTGCGCCACTGTAGCTATTTGTTGCAACCCAAGTATATGTTGTGTTACCAGTTAGAGCCACATCTGAATCTGTATATTGCCAGGATGTTCCTTGCACTCCCACAGTGGGAATCAAACCACTGGACATGTTGAGTGCCTTCCAAGCTGTGCTCCCCGAGGCATAAGTGGGACACGTAGTGGGCGAAGTGCACTGAGCTCGAAAGATTTGAAGAGTGCATGGTGAGGCAGTTCGGCAACTAGCATTTGAGTAGTTAAGGATAGCACTGTGCACCCCCGTTGGGGTAAGTAAAGTAACCTGTGCTGGTCCACTTGGCGTGGAAGGATTGGCAAGAAAGGCATTAGTTACTACATAAGCATATAGAGTACTATAAGCCAAGTTACTAGTATCTAAGAAAGTAAAGTGAGTGTTACTTGCTGTCGTATTTTGAGTAAGCGTACCAGTTACTTGAGAAAAGGTGCCAGCTGGATAAACTGGACAATTTGATGTAGCACCAGTACAAATCATTCTATACACTACTGCGTTACAGTTGTTACCAGTGATACAAGAAGCGTTGTCAAAGTCTAGCTGCACGTGAAAGTTTACTGGTGGAGGTGTGGTGCCACCTGGTATAGTAACGATGCTAGCATTAGCAGATAACGGACCCACCGTGTACGGTGTATAGATACTGAAATTGGCCGTCTCCACGTAACTCCATACCGTTCCTGCTGTAAGAGTCGGATCCGTATCTGCGAGCACATAATTAGTACCTCCTTTAGTATCCGGTGTAGCAGTCATTGCAGCGTTACTAACTAATGTATATGGTGCCGCTGTGCTTGGTGATGGACACGAAGATGGTACCGTGCAACTAGCCCGGTATAATTGAACCCAGCAGTTACAATCAGTTAGGCCACAAGCTGTGCTACCACTCAGACATTGAGCTATATTAGACGGTACAGGAACGCTAGAAACCGCAGGACCATTAACCGTACCCATAGTAGGAGCAGGTGGAACAGTCTGAGCATTAATGTACGGAGTTACCAACGCCGTTAGTAGGAGTAGGCGGTGTACCCGCATTTGTACCTCCTGAAGTAGTGCCACTCCATACAGGAGAGGGATCAGATAGTGTACGAGGACCGGTAGTAAAACGTACAGTTGCTACATAGGCATACGTCGTGTTATCTTGTAGAGATGGATCAGTATCAACCACTATCCACTTCGTGCCACTTGGAGAGGTACTTACAGAACCTCCTCCAGTAGTTACTTGACTCCAACTTGGGCTTCCTGGTACATATACCGGACACGTTGTCGGTGTAGGGCATACCGCTCTCCATACCAATATTTGACAAGGAGAGTGATTCGTACAATCAATACTCTGATAATAGAGAGTAGCCTTGTGTGGCATAGTAGATGCACCAAAAGATAATACGACAGAGAGCGCTAGTAGGCCAAGTAACCAAATCAATGGATCTTTCTTAGTTAGCAGAACCATAATTGAATGCTCCCATAGTAACAGTAGCTCCACCCGTACTTTGAATCAAACCAATATCAAGGTTACCTACACCAGAACCAGTAATGAATGGACCTGGGAAACCCACTGCTTTTAAAGCCGCGCCCCCACCAACTGTAGAGTTCAAAGAAAAGTCTCCACCAGACTTATTAGTAAATGGATCAGCGGTCAGTGTCACGTCATTAATAGAAGGTAACGCTGAGCTACTCCAACCTGTAAATGGAGCGGTACCGTTTGCACCATAAGCGTTGCTACGCATATAACCAGCCCATTGATAAGCTGTTGTGGTATTCCAACCCCATGTTGTGTTAGCGTAGAATATAGAATTCTCTATTGTTGGTGGTAAACCAGGAGAACCGAAAGCTATACCGTAGCCAGTGTTACTGACAAATGCTGAGTTCTTTACAAACGCTCCTTGAGTAACCTGGCAACTCATACCTCCTGGTGAACCGTTACTATAAAAGACAGAATTAGTAACGACCTCGATACCAATGGTATTGTTGCAGATAAAGCCACCCGCAGCATTGTTTCGGAAAATAGAATTGTCGATCAGCACTAAGAAGCCATTATTATATGTTCGTACCCCTTCAGCGGTTGAGTTCTGAATAATAGAATTAACAATATAGATATAAGCTAAGATGAAGTGCGAACCAGCATCGTCTCCATTTAACGCATTTGAGAAACCAGTCATAGTCACATTATCTAAAAAGATACTAACATTGTTACAAGATACGTAGTAACCTAAAGCTCGAGAAGCTGCCGTATTCGACATATCAAGATTCTTAAATATAAATGATGAGCATGTATAGACGAGATTGGTACCATTCGTTGATGTAGTAATTAGTGGCCGACAACCTACGGCGGTATCGTTATGAGTTGCGTTGTACCCAATAACAGGAAAGTAATAGTTACTACCTACACTTATCTGTGCCGTCATCGTATAGGTTCCACACTTTAGATACGTGAAACCTACCCAAGCACCACCAGTATTAAGTACCCCAGCCCAAGTTGCTGCCGTGTACCAAATTAAATGAGCTCCACCTAAGTTACCTGTGCCACCAGTAGAGGCTGCTGTCCCCACGGCACGATCCATCGTAGCTGTTATACCAGAAACAGATACAACCTCATACAATCCAGTAGTAAACCCAGTACCTCCGGTAACCTGTAAGCAGTTACCTACATCTGTAGAATCGAAAGGAAACGCGACACTAGTTAGCTGGGTATTTGTGCCTCCAATAACAAGGTCCGTGTACGCTACTTGTGCAGCGTTTTGCTGTGAATAATCAGTACCTGGAGAAGCGACACCTGGATCAAAGCAGCCACCATTGGTGCTGCTACCTGTGGTACGTACCTCAAAATTGGTCTTGTTGCCTAGGTTCGCATATGCTGGAACGCTACTAAGCAGTACCGCCCCAGCAATTAATCTCAGAAACATTGTACCGCTCCCTTCCAGTTAGCCGTACCGGCAGTAATATCCAGCTCCCATTTCTGACCTGACGTGATGCTAATAGTACCAGAAGTTAAGTTAAATGTACTAATTGTTCCTGCTACAGTAGCGGCTGCTACCGTGGCGTTAGTTCCTGAGATGATGTTGACACTGTTAAAGAGCACATTAAATGTCAAAGCTGTTGCGCCGTCTGAAGTTAATGTTGTAAAGTAGCAGTGACTCACTGTACCAGAAGTGGCAGCTAATAGATAAGGTGCGGCTGGAGATACTGGTACACCTGTAGCTATTGACCAAGAAGCGCTTGGAGCTGAGCCAGAAGCTGGAACTATACATGTGCCACTCTGTGGGGAGTAAACGTTACCTATTGTACTGCACCCAGTTAGACTCTTAATCAGTGTATTAACTTGAGTTGCAGTAGCTGATATAATAGTCTTTGCTCCAGCAAAAGCTGCAATATCTCCTGGTACCGCTGCTCCTAACGTATTAACATTAGGAACATCTGATAACGTATACTCAACAAAGTCAGTAAACACTGCTGTCGCAGAATCTTGCTTTACGCTATACTTATCTCCAGGCATAGAGAAGCCTTGCACATGGAATGGAGTACCGCTATTATCATTCGACTGTTGCCATTGTCCGGTAGTATTACCAGTTGGGTCAGAATACATAAAGCCTGTACCGGTTCCAGTGCGCGGCCAGTCCGCTGTGATGAACATCGTGTTATCACCAGCAAAGTTACTACCTGTATATATTGTACTAGGTGACCGGGAACTTGTAACTACATTTTGTACCGCACTATGTGGTGTAGTCAACTCGAACCAACTAGTAATAGTTCCTGATCCACTACGATTGATTCTATAGTAATATCCAGCAGGCACTATAAAGAAGACAGAGTTATTAGTTGCTTCTGAGGTTAATGTCATTACTTGTTGCGTAGCAGCTGAGTTACCGTCTACATATGCAGTAATAGTGTCACCACTTGCTGTCGATCCTAACGCTACTACTACTATCTTGAAACCTTGACCAACGTTTTGATAGACCGTGTTGATGGCACGCGAACCAGAGAGATTAGCTGAACCTTGAAAGAAACCAGCATTAAATATGTACTCATTCCAGTAGCCCCACGTGCCGCCGGTAATCTTATAGTAGTCACCCGGCTTCACGTAACACATGACAGCTTGCCAAGCAGTTCCAGTAAATGTCTTTGATGCGTATTGTAATGTAGTTGGATTAGTTGTAGAATCTGTATAACAAGCTGCTGTTACGTTAGCCGTGTCACCATAAGCTACAATCATTGGATAGTTACTAACATTTTGGTAGGCTGTACTAAGTATCCGTGTAATGTTAGTTTGAGCAGTACGAGTAAGCATTGGTGTAGTTGTAGGTGAGGGAGGTAAACCCCAGCCAGCTGTTGTACCATTAGCAGCAATTGGTACCATACCTGTTGATGGGGTACCGGTAAGTTTAACCGCAGTGTTACCAATACCTTCACCTAAAGGTAACCAATGTAAAGTGTCTAATTGTGGATTAAGTATAGTAGTAGCTAAAGCAACCACAGTCATCGAAGAGTGATTTACACCACTTGGTGTGACACTATCCCAACCCATAGTATACGTGCCAGGTGAACCTGCTGATAAGTAGCCACCAACAATTTCTACCGTACCAGGCGTGCTACTATCTGAAGTAGCTGTAGTCGTTGTACCAGGATGTGGAGTAAATGTGTCACCATAAGCACCAAGAGGACCACCCCAAGTAACTAAGATAAAGGAGCCAGCTGTAGTAATAATGTTAGTAGTACCGACATTTCCATTCTGAGCTGTAGAGTTAACTACACTAGTAACATTAACTAGTTCCCAAGCTACTAGACTTTGAGTGTTACTACCACCAGTAAGTGTAAAGATATAAGTACCATTCACAGCTGCAGTAGTAGTAAAAGTTCGGCTACCATTATAACCTGCTCCTAACCAGTTTACATCAGCTGAAGCACCTGGAACTAAAGTAAAAGTATCTGCATGATTATCTGTGACACCTGAAGCTGATGTACCAGAACCGCAAGTATTACAGGTACCTATAGCTTGAACAATCAGAACGTTACCAGCCGTAACACCTGTTATAGTAGCTGTTGTACCATTAGCTTTTGAAGTTACATGAGCTACTGCTGGAATACCTGAGTTAACTGGTAAGATATTAATGAAACTCATCCCACTATAAGTTACCAAGTTTCCTACTACATAATTAGATAACGAATTCCAAGCAGGAGTGTAAGTAACAACATTAGTACCTGGCCCACCATCTGTTAAGTTACCACTAGCATCAAAGGCGGCGAGGTGAGTAGCTGTGCCAGTATTATCAGAAGCTTGAATGAAGGTACCGTTACCATGAGGAGTATAAGTATCTTTTAAGTTACCATTAGCATCATATGTTGGTACATGACCAGAGGTACCAGTATTATCAGACAACTGAACATATGTACTGTTACCATGAATATTATAACTAGGTCCCCAACCTCCACCAGTAGATTTTGGAATACCAGCCGCTGGAAAGGTACCGCCTCCACCTCCACCAGCTTGGTGCCAAGTTAAGCTGTGGCAAACATACTGATTCCAAGGTAAGCTACTTGTATCAAAGTAAAGGTTACCTTCAAGTGAAACGACACAAGCCATTGCTGGCGCCCCGCTACCAAAAACTGGAGTAAGCATCACCTTAGATCCAGGAGGGATCACGTTACCACCAAACAACTGATCTAATCTATTAAAGTTAAAGTTCAAAGGTTGATCCCAGTTAGCTGAACCTGTTGCTGGTATCTGCAAACCTACATTTGGAGTATACGTAACTTGAGCCCAGGCTGCCGAGGCCAAGAGAAAAAATAAAGCAGAAATCCTCTTCATAGGCCTCCTAGTAACCGATAGCTAGGTACATGGCATTAGCTGCCGAACCATTGTTACTTATCGTGCCACCGGTTGTACCTACTGATTTAATGAAAGTAATACGGTCAGCACTTGAACTTAAAGTACCTGGTATGCAGATTAAACAAGAGGTTGGAAAAGCTGTGGCAAAAGTAAATGAAGTAGGATTATCACTACCACTGACACCAGGCATCAATACGTTGCCCCACTGAATAATGAAACCTCCAAGCCAAGCAGGTAGCTTCAAGTAACCAGAAGTAGCTGTACCTTGACTTAAAACTCCACCAGCACTCCAAGTAGTAGTTAGTAAATTATTTACCCAAGCTGTGGTAGCTGCTCTCGTACTAGTGTCACCTGGAGCTGGTGTAGTAAAGTTACCTATTGCTGGAGTGATGTCTCCAATAGGAGTCTGATTGATCCTAACAGCTGTTAAGCTACCATTAGATGACATGCCAGGAGTCTGAGGATCGAAGTTACCAACAGGATTCACTAACCAACTAAGAGTAGTAACGTTACCTGGGTTAGGATCAGGCTGAATAGGATTAGGAAAAGTTCCAGGATAAGTAATAGTATGGTAACCTGTACCATCTTGTACAAAGATAATTTCTAACGTATCTCCAGCGTGACCATTAATTATAGTTAAAGTAACGTTACCTCCTAAAGTAACTTGAAATGACCGGTACGCGCTCATGTCTAAGGTAATAGTAGGACTAAAAGCTACATTCTGCATACCAGGCTTAGCATCAGCAGCGGTTATGATATTAGCTAAGACTGAAGCTAGTGTAGCTATGTTAACGTCACTCATAGCGTAACCTTTAGTCGACATCATCTGACCAAAAGCAGCTACAAAAGTTGATAGCTGGTAGAATAGCTTGTTACCGGTTTGAGAGGGAAATGGAGTTCCGTTAGGCGCACCTCCGGTTCGTTGTGAATCAGCCAAGTAAGCTGCATCATTCTCTTGATTAGCAGCAGTAGGGTTCCACTGCAAAAAGTTATTTGATCCTGGCATCTCTTAACTCCATTTCCCAATATCCCAACCATCTATGTAAGCGTCATGGCGATCGAATCCAAAGAATGGTAGGCTACCTAAGAGGTAGGTGTAAGCTACAGCTTCTGGTCGAGGAACGATCATGTCATGAGTTATGAGATCTTGAATAATTGAAGTAAAGCTACCTGTGAGGATGATATTAGCAGTCATGTTCTGATTATCTTGAATAGTGATGTGACCACCAGGAAAGAGGCTACTCCAGATAGGGTACATGCTACCTATCTTACCATCCCACAGATTATTAGCGATAGTAGCTTTAATCAGTAACCTATAACTATCATCGTCAAGTATAGGGCTCACGCCTCCAGACGGCTGAAATGGTACGGTACGTGACACGCCGACAATGTCACCAACTACATTAAGTTGAACACCAATAGCATAGTCAAGATCAAAGGCACCATCAAAAGTAGCTAAACAGTAACTAAGATCAGAAGCTATGTCAATGACACGCTTAAGCCAAGCTTGATAGTTAGCTGCCTGAGCGTACATTGGAGTCAGTAGCTTAAGATAGTATTGAGAAGGAAGAAGCTGAATAGCTGGTGTACCCATGCTACACCACCACTATAGATACGTTAGCGATGCTACCCTGAGCAACTTGATAGAAAGTCAAGGTAATGTCAGTAGTACCTGTAGGAGAAGCTGTCGTTCCAAGGTTCACGATATGAATTGAAAAATCTGGTCTCGTTAAATCAGGCATAACCGATAGAGCCACTCCATACAAAGCTGATTGAGTTACTGATTCTCCAATCTCCAAACTATTAAGATAATCAGCTGTAGCTTTTATAATAGCAGTTTGCATGGCTGTGTTAAAAGCAGCTGTCAAGGGATGAATTGTATAGATCACATAGATAGGAACATACGTAGGCCGGTAGATACCAATATTTGTAATGTTACCAGAGTTTGGATCAGTAACCGGTACTATCACTTGAGTGGCTGAAGGGTTACCACCAAGAGTATTGGCGCCAATACCTCGGTTATTGAAAATAGCTGTAGCTACATCAAGATCAGTACCACCTTCAACCACACAAGTTACGGAGTGACCACCATTACCATATGAATCAGTCACTGCTGTCTGATTCTCAAGAACATTGACTCGGGTAACTCCCTCTACCGCTTCAATCTCAGCCTGTGTACCAGCCAGCCTAGTTTCTGAAGGTAAGGCTACTGATATAGCTTGTCGGGCCCGTAACCGAGAATCAGTCTCAGGAACGGTTCCAACTGTAGCATCAGCAGCATTAGTAACCCCTGTCCAACCAGCAGTAAAGCCACCAATAGGGTAAATAATGGTACCAGCAGTCGCACTAATCGCTCCAGCCTGAGCACAGATAGCTACCGCTCCTACCGTACCTCCGGCTCCTATAATTACAGTAGGTGGTAGGTTCCATAAGATACCGTTAACGTCAGAAATTACCGCACTAGAAACTACGGTACCAGGTACACCAGAGAGTGTTAACACAGCTTGTGAATGTGTAGCAGCTAACCGAGCTATACCATTAATCTTTACTATACCATCTAAAGCCGAACCAATAGCAGTAGCTGGTCCTCTATTGTTATACACTAACTGTGCTAAACCAAAATTATCACTAAGTTTCAAAGAGACAGCAGAGATCCACTGATAGTCAGCTGAGTCGTTTCCAAGATAAGTAGAGGCTCCATAAATCGTCCTATAGGTGTCTATCAGGTCATTTTGAATATCCTGGTAGCTTGGCACCAATAGGCCAGCTGATGTGATAATAGGAGCAAAGTAGGTCATCTCATCCTCAGGTTTGTGCAGTTAGAGACGCTGTAGAACCAGGAGAATTTGTAACATTAATGGTACCAAATTCAGTGGTAACCTTAGCAGCGAAAGCGAACCTTCTATTTTGATAAGAAGCTTTAATGTTACTAACGTTAATAACATGTGGAGTCTGCTGAATTCTCTGAGAGATCAGATTAATGATAACTTGAAGGTTACGTGCGCTCCCTGGAGAACCTAATATAGATTGAAACATCGATAGACCATCTAAAAGATTAAGAAACCACTCTCCTTGAAATAGCCTTAGTCTAGTATTAATGATCTGTACTACAGCTTGTAGATCAGCTATAAAATTCTCTTGACCGTTACCTTGAAAAGGATCAAAAGTAGCTGGATCAATTGCTCTCACTGTAATAACCGCCACGTTACACCACCGGTCCTGATACGCCGCTACCAGTCTGAACGCCGCTATGTGTATGCAGCAAGAAATCTTTCAGATCTATTATAGTGTCGCCACCGTTGCTTTTGATGTGTACAACTGCGGCGGATTCGATCGTGACATTTCCCGTAGAATTGACAACTGTAGCTCCAGTGGTATTGATCGTAACTGCCGGAGCAGTGATAGTAACTCCAGTAGTTCGGAGATCAACCACAACAGTATGATCATCAGACCTAAGTTGAACAGAGTCAGTAGAGTAACCAGGAAGTGTATTGGGTTGAGACCAAGGACCAAATAATGCGAAAGCATCAGAGAGGTCATGACGTCTCCTGTCATACTGCGGATTGATCCCACCATTCTGCCACCAACCATCTATGCACATATCAGCAAAGAGTAGGAGACACTCCGTACCTTCTACTATAGGAAAGGTAAGCGACCAGCCTGGTACTCTCATCATTATGATTGGGACATCTTGAAGAGGCGCAATAGATTCAGCAACTGGAATGTTTTGAATCATTCCAGGTTTAGGAACTTGAGAAGTAACTGGTGGAGGCTTTAATATAAGTTCCTGTATAGCTACTTGAACGGTACAAGTTTGCTTCTCTGCAGAAAAAGATTTTACTATACCAGGTACCGCGCAACGAAGCATGCAGGCCCACTGCCAGGCATGTCCCTCTACAGCCTCAGTAGAGACACCTAGACGCTCAGCTATAGAGAACACGTTACCTCCTAATTAGCGGAATGATCAGCATCTAAAAACTGACCAAGCAAAGAAACTACAGTTTGAATTTGAGTAGCTCCAATAACATCAGTATACCACGCGTTTCCTCTAGTATCTCCAATAAAACGTACGCCTACAACTACATAGGTATCATCTTCAGAGAGAGGAATTGCGATGAAAGTATCTGGCGGTAAAGGATAAGGGATAGGAGCTTGTCGAATGTATTGCTTCTGTAGGGAAACTAAAGGAAGTGGGGCAAGTACTTGAACCTTAGGATCCAAGAGTATGCGGAAAGTTACACCTTGTTGAGTCTGTTGAGGTTGACCAATCAAGCTTAAAGAAACTTTACCAATTTTCTGAGGAGGTCCACCTAGAAGATTAACTGGTGCATAGGTACCCACTAATTCACCAGTAGGCTTCTGCAAAGAATCAGCCTGCCAGTGATGAGCATCAAACCAAGAGAGACAATTAGCTTGTTCAGCTAATTTCTGAAGATACTGGTGCGGTGGACCAAAATAAGTCTTTGCTCGTGGAAGATTAGCTGCTCCACGTTTAATTGGAGCCGCACTTAAAGCTGATTGTATTTGCTGAGGATTCATCTGAATCTTATTAACAGAATTATCAGCAATGTATCTAGCTTGTTCAAATTGTGATAGAAAGGCTGGTGCCGTAGCATTTATAAAATTTTGAGTAGTTAGAGCTCGACTAACTAAGCTATGAATAATAAGTCGCTGATCTACTACATTGTCACGGTCCTGTAAAGTATAGAAGATTTGTCCCTGCCAAATTATTGGTGGAGGAATATCAGGATAATCAGCTTGGTAACCAGCCATTAAGGTAATTGTATCCCCTTCTGAGATAACAGCCTTAGTAAGATTAACTCCTTTAGATGGTCCAGCAGTAATTCCTCCATTGGCATTAAAGATAGTTATTTCAGCGTGCCAAAAAGCCGAGAACGCATACTGATTAATATCAAAAGTAACTCTTAAGGCTTCCGGTTCGAAGGCATCACTAGAGATTATGATATCTGGTGCCCCAGGATTACTTTGAGTTGAACTGAATATCAGAGCCCAGGCCCGGCCAAAGAATGGTATATCAGAGGCTAGAGTAAGTCTCTTTTTATAAAATGTTGTCGGTGGAGGAGTCGGCATGAGACCTCTTAAAAGTTAAATCTGTGTAAAGAGTGTCCGAGTATCCAAATTAAAACAAGGATGAGAATCACTATCTGAATTATTCTAAGCCAAACTGCTGGTAACCCTGGAATCTGTGAAATTCCCCAACAAACTAAACCAGCAACAAACAGAACTATTAAGATTGTTACCAGTAACATGAGCACAGAAACCTCCTACACATCTGGTGTGTCCCCAACCCAAAGTTGGAAGTCACTACCCAGGTTAGTGTCATTTGGATAATCAGTTCCACCTAGACCGAGCTCACCGCCATAAGGACCGGCACCGTACCAACCCTCACCGTATCCTGTAAAAGCTCCCACCTTAGGAACTATATTAGATACATTTACAACGTACCAGCTACCTATTCTAAGGTACCTGTACTGTCCTAAGATATTAGCAGCAGGATAAGAACCAGTAATCAAAGGAATAGAATCCAATAGAAGGTCATTGTTAGTATTAGAGATGCTCATGACCCAGTAACCAGCCATTGAGTCATACTTAAACTTTAAGTTTAAAGAAAGTGGACCACCATCTACCGTTAACTGAGCAGTCATAGTCATATTAGGAGAAATAGATAGTGGAATAACTTGAAGAGCCATATCTACCTCCTAAAAGAATGGAACCGTAGTTTGACTTAAACTATTGCTACTAACATTACCGGCTCCAGGAATGTTCGGATACTCAGTAACATCAGGATAGAGATCAGACGGTATAACATTAGTAGTAACTGTACCGGCATTAGGTGGAGTTGCTTGAACCGTACCTTGAGCCGTTTCTCCAGTAGACTGCTCACGTGCACTCAATGTGTTGGTAGTGATAACACTAGCAGAAAGAAGTTCTTCAAGAACTACAGTAGCTTTCAAGGCCCGTTTAGTCTTATTATCATCTGAAGTATCTATACTAATAATCAACATGTTATTATAAGTATCTAAACGTGTAGTTAACGTAATTAGTCTACGGTTCTGTTGAAGGGCTTTAAGGGTCTGCCAAGCTGAGATACTTTTAGTTGCGTACCCTGTCCAAATTCCTTGAGAAAAAGAAGCCATACAGTCACTCATACCAATCTCAAGAGTAATCTTAGCAGGATGCAGGTAAGCGTGATCAGAAATGTTAGCTCCAGTAAGAACAGGGTGACTAGTTTTTTGCATTCTCCTATTATGCTGTAACCTAAACACAGCATCAAAAACATATTTAGTTTCTACTGGAGAACCTTGTTTAGGACTAACAGTATAAGGTGGCAAAACTACACTAAGTATCGTTAAAGCTGGTTGAGAATATTGAGGAGGAGTCCAGATACCTGATTCTATATCTACTGGAAAAGGTTCCTCAGGAGCCATTTCAATTTCTACGGGCGGTTCTTCATTAACAGCAAAAATAGCCGGTAAAAAGATTCCACTAGCCATTAGTGATAAGGACCTCCAGCCACTTGAGCCGTGTCACGTTGATTCCTCACAACGAAGGCTTCCTTGATAGCTTCAGCTACCATCTCCTTACCTACATCATATGGAGTTTCAGGAGGAATAACTATAGTTTGGTTCTGAATATATACGTTACCACCTTGAAACGTCTTATCCCATTTTTGCATGTTTCTAATATAGTTTTCAGGAGTATCTTCATACCAACCACCTGCTTTAATATCCTTAGCAAATTCAGGAATAGTTCGAGCTCCTAGAACACCAGTAGAGGCGTATCTCTTTTGTTTAATAAAGTTAACCCAACCATGTTCAGCTTCTTCTAAAGTATTATAATGAGTATATACATCATGACCTCCTTCTTTTCTATGGCCAACACCTGCAAGATTCAGATCTCTTTTAAATACGTCACTAGTAAAACCTTTAGTCTCATGAGCCCACTGGGCTAAGATGATGTGAGCCGGGATACCAGTTGCAGCAGAAGCTACCGCAGCTAAGCCTTTCATTTTAGTAAATAGATTGTGACCAATAATATCAGTACCTAATACACCAGCACCAGGTACTGGTGTACCAGTTAAAGCTCGACCAGCCCCACCAAGAAAAATGTTCATGTAACTATCATCTAAAGGAGTCATGTTTAGGTTCTTGGCACCAGTAACTGGATCAAATCCATGTGACCTATTATAGGCTACAATACCCGCGTAATCAGGATTCTTAGTCCAATTAGCCTCACCACCAGGTGTCACAAGGTCTCTAACATCAGCTGCCATTGATACAGACTCATCAGCTGCTTTCGAAGCCCACTCTTTAGCTTTACCAAATTGAAAACCCCCAAAAGGAGAAGCATAATGAGATGCCATCAATGTATCCCATACAGCTGAACCAGCATGAATAGCTATCTTAGCCATCAAATCAAGAGACAGTATAGTTTTCGTAATAATATCTAATAGATCTGTAAGGGTCTTTGCTAAGTTCTTAAAATTTACATCAGCATTCTGAATAGACTCATCATCATCCATGATACCAACTAGTGTCATGAATCTCTGAGTAAGCATCTTAACTATGTCACCAGTATCACTCAGAACTGTCTTAGCATCATTCCAAGCTGGAACAAAGACACTTGAAATCTGCTCAGATATCCATGGAAGATTATCTTGAATTTCTCTATTAAAGTCCTTGAATTTCTGAAGAACCTCATCTTCACTGTAACCTAGACTTTGAAAAGCTTTGCTTACTGCTCCAGCTACCGCTAATTCAACCTCCATACCAAAGATCTTATATTGATCTTTCAAAAGTCTAATAGACTTCATGTTCTTATCAAAAGTAGGTCCAAGCTTTTCTTGCATCTGAATAACTTGCTCATACATATCTTGAAAACGTTTATTAAGCTCAGGATCATAAGCTACTTCATCTAAAGTCGCTCCTAAAGCGTCTAAAGACATCTGCATCGCGCGAGCAGACTGCTTAGTCATCAACATACGCAGACCAAGCAACCTATAAGACTGATCAGCCATAGCTGTTCTATCAGCTAAAGCAACTAAACCTAAACCAATCGCTCCAAACGCACCTACAAAAGCCGCTTCCATCTTAAATATACTTGATATAGAAGCAGTAGAGAAACCCTCTACCATCTTAGTAGCATCTTTAAGAGTGTATCCTAACTTAGCAAAGGAGGTAGCATCTGGCAAAGCAACGACTTTAATGAAGTAGGACTCAAGAATATTTTCAGCGATGGCACACCAACCTTTCAGAGTTACTTACCGTACCATGGTGTTTGAATT